ATGAGCCGAATTGCTCTCAGTTCACTGGAACGGGCGCAGCGGGAAATCCTGCCGCTCGATTTAGCGCTGTATCACGCCGCTCGCGATTACCCGGGCGGCGCTGCTGCTATCGCTGCTACAACCGGTCGCAACCCGACAACGTTGCAGCACAAGCTGTCGCCGACCCACCCGAGCCACTCCATCAACATTCAGGAGTTCGGCGAGATTCTCGAACTGACCAAGGATCGCCGCATTCTTGATGCGGTGCATGCGCTGGTCGGTGACACGGTCTGGCAGGAGCTGGCCGACACCTACACCAACGACATGCCCGAGACCCTCACCACCGGCATCGCTGAATACTTTCGGCAGGTGGCAGATCTGGCCGAGACCTGGGCCAAGAGCATTGGCGACGGTGTCGTCACCGATCAGGAACTCGCGGCGATTCGTCTGCAAGTGTTTCGGGGTATCCAAGGGCTGCTGGGGTTGTTCAACCGCGCCACCTACGTCAACCAGACGACGCGAGGTGCCGACCGTGGCTGACATCGCCGATTTCGCCAACGATCTGGTGCAGGAACGCATCGATCAGGCCATGGCGGCGCGCAGCGCTGCCAAAGCCGAAAGCGCTGCTCATTCCTTGCTGTTCTGTGAAGCCTGTGACGATCCGATTCCGGAAGCCCGTCGCCTGGCCTCACCGGGTTGCTCGCAGTGCATCAGCTGCCAATCCCTCTCTGAGCGGGGGATTCAGCATGCTCGATGAAGTGTTGGGGCAATTCGCCGATTACGGTCTGGAGCCAGCGCAACCGCTGGTGTTCGGCAAGCTGACCCGCTGCAAGACTTCGCAGGACAAGGGCAAAGAAAAGAACGGCTGGTACGTGGTGCACGAGCAGCGCACGGAGAAGGGCGACACCCTGATCTTTGGGGCCTTCGGTGACTGGCGTTCGGGCGAGACGCAGAAGATCAAGGTCAAGGCCGGCCGCATGTCGCCTGAAGAGCGTGAAGTGATGCGCGCCCGCCAGGAGGAAGCCAAGCGCCGCGCTGCCGAAATCGCGAGTAACGCTGCGCGGCGGGCCGCGAAAAGGGCGCAGGGTTTGTTTGAGCGCATGCCTACCACCGGGCGCAGCGAATACCTGGACCGCAAGCAGATCGTCGGTATCAAGGTGCGTTACGCGCCGCGCACTGGTGCGGTACTGGTCCCGATGAACAATGCTCGTGATCAGATCATGGGCCTGCAGGTGATCTTCCCGAACAAGCAGGAAGACACCGGCCGCGACAAATCCTACTGGCCTTACGGCATGGCGAAGGAGGGCACATTCCACCTGCTTGGTCCGCACCCGGTACCGGGCGAACCGGTGCTGGTTTGTGAGGGTTACGCCACCGGCGCCAGCCTGCACATGGCGACCTCGCTCGCTGTGGCCGTAGCCTTCGATGCGGGCAACCTGTTGGCCGTGTGCAAGGTCATGCGCGAGCGCTTTGCCGGCTGCCCGCTGATCATCTGCCGCGACGACGACTGGAAAACCACCAAGCCCAACGGTGATGCCTGGAACCCCGGCGAAGAGAAGGCGAGCAACGCCGCGCTGATCGTCGGTGCCCAGGTCGTTGCGCCGATCTTCTCGGTCGAGCGTCACGACAAGTGGACCGACTTCAACGACCTGCACGTCGCCGAAGGTTTGGACGCGGTTCGCCGACAAGTGCTCGCCGTGGTCCGCCCACCCGCTGCCGGTGGCTGGAAAGATCAGCTGGCCCGCAGCGAGAGCGGCGCCCTGATCGCGCACATGCAGAACGTCGAATTGATCCTTGCTCACGATGAACGCTGGGCCGGGGTGATCAGCTACTGCGCCTTCAGCTCGAAGATCGTCAAGTTGCGTGCTGCGCCGTATGGCGGCGGCACCGGCGAGTGGGCCGACATTGATGATGTGCGAGTGATGAAGTGGATTGCGCAGCAGTACAACCTGCGGGTGAAGTCCTCGCACGTCATCGAGGCCGTCAGTGTCGTGGCGCACGACCACGCCTTTCACCCGGTGCGCGAGTACTTGAAGAAACTGGAATGGGATCGTGTGCCGCGCCTGGAGCGGTGGCTTACGGATGTCATGGGCGTGAAGACTACGGACTATACGTCCAAGGTCGGCAAGCGCTGGATGATCTCGGCCGTGGCACGGGTGATGAAACCCGGCTGCAAGGCGGACTCGGTGATGATCCTCGAAGGCGTACAAGGCGCCGGTAAGTCGACCGCCATGAGCGTGCTCGGCGGTGAGTGGTTCATGGACACGCCGTTTGCCCTCGGTGACAAAGACGGCTTCCAGGCGATTCGCGGCAAGTGGATCGTCGAGCTCGGCGAGTTGGACAGCTTCAACAAGGCGGAGAGCACCAAGGCCAAGCAGTTCTTCTCGGCATCGACTGACACCTACCGCGAAAGCTATGGCCGCAGAACGCTGGACGTGCCACGCCAGTGTGTTTTCGTCGGTACCACCAACCAGGACGAGTACCTCAAGGACGCCACCGGCAACCGTCGTTATTGGCCGGTGGCCTGTACCAAGGTCGACGTGGCGCTGCTGCGCGAAATCCGCGACCAGCTGTGGGCCGAAGCGATGTTCTGCTTTGAGGCCGGCGATCTCTGGTGGGTAACGCGAGAGGAAGCGCCGATGTTCAGCGAGGAGCAGGACGAACGCTTTGTGGTGGACGAATGGGAAACGCCCATCCTGACCTGGCTCGAAGAATCGCAGATCGGCGAGACCACCACCGGTAGCGAGGTTATGAGTCAGGCGCTCAAGCTCGATCCCGGTCATTGGGGCAAACCGGAGCAGATGCGTGTGGGAGCGATCCTCCATCGACTGGGCTGGCGACGGTTCCGTTTGGGCGCCTTGAGCAAGAGCGGCCAGCGGCCATGGGCGTACAAGAAACCTGAGGGTTGGGGCAGGGCGCCTGCGCTGGAACAACCTGCATTTGAGGAGCCGTGCTTCGATGATTAAAGCGATCGATATGGCTCTCAAACAATGGGCGCAGGAGCTGCACAGCGACGAGGTCGCCGCCGGTTACTCGGGCGGCAACATGGTCGCGATGATGATGGAAAGCGGTGGTCAGCTTGTGCGCGGCAGGCGCGGGAGCAGGGTGCCGCTGGAAGCCTCCCTGGACATTGAGCGCATCGTCAAGAAACGCCTTGATCCCGAGCTGATCACGGTCGTCAAGGTGCATTACTTCCAGCCCGACGCACCTCTCGCTGCACGTCTGGCACGCAGTGGCTGCACACGCAACCTCTACTACCAGCGCCTGCATGACGCCCACATCGTGGTTGAGCACTTCCTCTTGGGGGAAGCGGCTTGATCGTGGGCATCCCTCTGGCTCACGCCGTCCCACTGGCCTGCCTCCGTCCCACCGCTTTTTGCGGTTGTGGGACGGGCGCAGGCCCCGTCGTTGTTGGTCTGTCCCACCGTCCCACCTTCTCCATGCCACCCGCCCGTGTATGCGTAGCGGGCATCAATGCGCGTGTTCACGCGCACGCGTGTTTTTAAATATTCTCTCTATACACGAGAAAAGAGAGATAAAAGTAGGACGGTGGGGCAAAGCCCCAATCTGCGGGGCTTTCGGACGTCCCACCTTATTTTAGAAAGGTGGGACGTATGGGACGCCAGAAAAGCAAAAGACAGCCGGGATAGATATTCACCGACATTCGCCAGCCGTTCACCGGGCGTAAGCCACACATTCACCGGATGGCATTAAAACGGTCTTGCTGCCACCAGAATCGACCTGTAAAAAGGGGCCATCTTCGATGGGTGCGACCGCAAAGCGCGGCAGGCCACCCACCACCTGACCCGGCCATTGCGCCGGGTCTTTTTGTTTAAGGGGCAGGGCGATGACGAACGAGCAACAGGCACTGGCAGAGATGCCGATCTGGTTGGTGATTGCGCTGTCCCTGGTTGGTGGTGTGTCCGGCGAAATGTGGCGCGCTGACAAGGATGGGGCGCGAGGCTGGGCGTTACTGCGCCGGCTAGCACTTCGGTCCGGTGCCTGCATCGTTTGCGGCGTGTCGGCGATGATGTTGTTGTTCGGCGCGGGCCTGTCGATCTGGACAGCGGGTGCGCTGGGTTGCCTGACCGCGATGGCCGGCGCGGATGTCGCCATCGGCTTGTACGAGCGCTGGGTGGCCAAACGTCTGGACCTGAGCGAGGCCGAGCCGAAGGCATGAGCCGGGCAGGCCGGGTAGGGCGCAGATTTCACGGGTCCTCCCCAAGGGCCGCCCCCTACACGGGTTATCGAACTCGCGGATTCTCTCTAGCTGAAACCTTCGCAGGGATGTCCGTCTTTCGAAGTGGCATGGGCTTCACAGTCGGATGCAGAGCTGGCTGACTGGCCGGCGTAAGTGAGGTGAGTAGGAGAAGTTTCCCACATGATTTTAGGAACAGTCTGATAGGAAGAATTTCTGCGTTCCATGAAAGTCGGGGGTTAAGCAATCGCTAACTCGCATGACGAAGGACAAGCATATGAAGCCTCTGCGTGACATTCAGAATTTACAGCTGAGACTGGTTGAGTCCGCGTCGGTAAATGAAAACTGCGCTGCTGACCTGTTAAGCATCCTCCGCAAACTCACCGCTGCTGAGGCCAACAGCGTCGTCGAAATTATCGGCCTGCTACAACATGAGGCTGCAATGCTTTACGAACTGTCCAAAGACTTAACGATTCAACGTTATGCGGCAATTTTCGATAAGACAGCCTTTTGGCCAACGAAACACTTGCCGACAGCGACCTCTGCTTTCGCTGGGACTGCCAAAAAACGTCGGGGACCCTGAGGACTTTCAAAGGACACGGGGTCGGAAACCCGCGGGATCTTGTTAGTGGGAGGCCCGCCAGCTTACTGAAATTTCAATCCACTGAAATCTTGAAAAGATTCATTGAAAAGCCGCTGTAAAGGAGGGCTCATGAGCACAGCTACGTACCTGTCAAAGAGCGCCTTCGCTGCGCACATCGGCCGGTCACCGAGCTACATCACCTGGCTGAAAGAGAATGGCCGCCTGGTACTGTCACCCAATGGCAAGCAAGTCGACGTGCTGGCCACTGAAGCATTGATCCGCGACACCGCCGACCCGAGTAAGGCTGCCGTCGCCGCTCGCCATCAACAGGAGCGGCTTCAACGCGATGTGTACAGTCACGTCGCAGCTCAATCCGAGCCGACTAACATGGCTGCGCCGCCGCCCGCTGATCCTGCGCAAGGGCAGACTCCAGACTTTCAGAAAGCACGAGCGCATCGCGAGCATTACCTGGCGCGGATGGCTGAGATGGAGTTTCGCAAGGCACAGGGTGAGCTGGTGGAAATCAGTTTTGTGCAAAAAGCCGCTTTTGAAACTGCACGTTCACTCAACCACTCGCTGATGAGTCTCTCGCCGCAATTAGCACCGCAGCTCGCAGCCCTGTCGGATCCATGGGAGGTGGAGCGGCAGCTCACTGCCGCATTGCGTGAGCGGCTTAACGAAGCGGCTAAAGTTTCCAGTGACGACTATGGCGTTACGCTGCAGCAGTGCTGA